GGGAACAACGCGAAAGTTCAACCCCAGATCCCAGGCAACTTCCCTTCGGCTCTTACCACTACCCAACTCGCGCACCTCAATATCGTGCGGCGCATTATGCGTACCATACAAATAATTCTTAGAGTTAAGGATCTGACAATAGTGAGGTAGCCCCTGGTTTCTATTCTCATAGAAATCTATCACATGCACAGCCCTGCCAACCGTCTGCGTAAACCAAATACTCGTACTATCACCAATACCCAAATCCCACCAGGTATCGACACGCACAGACGGATCATACGGTACATTCGTTACCCTACCTCCAGACGTAGCATCCTCCAGCTCCTTACCATAAATAGCACCTGGCACATTCGCATTCCAAGAACACTCAAACTCTTGCATGTACTGGTCATGCGTCATCATTAACTTCGCAGCCTCCAATTCATCCTGATCCAGCAACCCAGTTTCACTAGCCTTATACACCGCCGCTAGCCACCCCTCATCAGACGTAGCCTGTTCATAGTAATCATAGAAAACATTATGGCCCTTCGGAGTGCCAACAAAGATACAAAACCCCTTACGATCAGATAAAGCAGGGCGCAACACTTCCGGAAATACATTCTCAGGCATGTCAGCAACCTCATCCATGACACATCCATCCAAATATATACCACGTAAACTATCAGGGTTTTCTGCACCGAGTAAGCTAATCCTAGCACCAGTCGGTAAATCACACCGCAATTCAGTCTCGTGAAACTTCACATTCGGGATACCACCAGCAAAATGTTTTATATAATCCCAAGCTACATTCTTTGCCTGACGATAGGTGGGGGCCATATAGGCATATCGGGGGTTAGTCTTTCCAGAAAGTAACGCATCCCTTAGTATATGATTGATAGCCCATACAGTCTTACCAAACCTTCGGTGACACACAACAACTCCCCAGCGCTTCATTTGCATCTCATTATGCAACTTCATCTGCAACGGCCTCGGGTCATATGGTATCTCAATGTGCGTCAATGCTGCACTACCTTCTCTTGATCAGCGTATATCAGTATGCCATGCGACTCTAGGATAGCCTCGTAGACGTCCAAAAGCAATACAGCACATTCTAGCTGCTCAGAAACGCTATCGCTATCTGTGATGCCTCTCCGTAGCTCTGCGATGTGATTAATCGCTGCTAGTTGGGGAGGAGAGAGGGGCTGTGTCACACTCCCTGCTCCGCAGGTATTATATGTAGACAGGAGCGGCGGCGTGTTTTTGGGAGGGTGGGGGGTCGATATCCGGCAAAAATACACTGCAATTTGGCAAATGTGCAATAAACCCTGCAATAATTAACATAATACAGATTATGCGAAAACAGTTTAGCCATTGATCCGCTTCACGCGCGTAGCTCGGACACTCTCAGCCTTTACTGGAACGTTAATGAACAACCTGATCGTCATCATCCGTTGCGCTTATTGCAGTGTCACCACCTGCCCATGATATCGTGAATGTCTGAGCTTGCGGCGCGTCTTCCTTTTTGTCACGTATTCCGAATGGCTGGTTTCTTGCCGTTGTCCATTTAAGCGTATCTATCTCTAGACGCCGCCTGTTAACCTCAGCATTTAACTCTCTAACGTCTAGCCCTTCCGGTAATGGTTCACGAGCTAGCCGCGATATCAAATCAGAGTAAAACTCAGCTTGCAAAATTCTACCACGCCTATAAAGCTCAAATAGCTCATCATTTGCAGCTACTGCCCTTGTTACTGCTCGGTAGCTTGGCATGTTTTTATCTTTGGTAATGTCAACAAGCGTTTCACCTGAGGCTAGCCGATCAACTATCTTTTCCATAACTTTTATGTTTACAGTTCTACTCATTCCAAGCCTTTTAAAAATGCTCTGGCCGTTGCAGTGCTAAACCTAACCAAGCCAGAGCCAGTTAAAGACGGATAACTATTGCAGTTATCGGGGCCGAGGTCTGACCCTAACACCATGATAAACTATAACAATTTATAACACAATATAACTTTTTAAAATTACCTATTGACATTTTGTGTCAAATGATTATCTTAAGCTTAGACAACAACAAAAGAGGTCAACAATGTCAAAAGCAAATGAAGTATTAAACGAAATAGCTCAAACAGTTATTAACATGATGAACGAACACGGTTCAAACTGGACTAAACCATGGAAAGACGCGGTTCATGTACACGGCGAACCAGTAAGCGCTAAAAAGCGAGCTTATACTGGTATCAATAGAATAAGTTTGGGTTTAGCTGTTGCCCTGTCAGGTCATACATCACCTGTATTCGCAACGTACAAACAATGGAAGTCTTTAGGAGCTAATGTCAAAAAAGGCTCTAAAGGTTACAAAGTTATCTTTTACAAAACTATCATTGTTAAAGATGAAGAAACAGAAAAAGACAGAGCTTTACCATGTGCTAAAGTTTACACTGTGTTCAACAGCGATCAAGTTGAAAACTGGAACGGTTCATGGCTAGACACTGAGATTGAAGAATATGAACAACAATGGAACGACATTGAAGACGTTGACAAGTTCATTGCTTCAATAGGTGCAAACATCACATTAGACAACTCAAACGCTGCCTTTTACAGACCGTCAACTGACTCAATACACATGCCAAACAAAGCACAATTCAATGATGCTCAAGGCTACTATGGAACGCTATTTCATGAGCTTGTACACTGGACAGGGCATGAGACACGCGAGAATCGAAAAATGGGTACACGCTTTGGTTCAGATCGTTATGCTTTTGAGGAGTTAGTAGCTGAGTTAGGCGGCGCAATGTTAAGCGGTTTAACTAAGGTAGAAGCTACCCCGAGAGAGGATCACGCGATTTATCTTAATAACTGGATACAATGTTTGCGTGATAATCCTAAAGCTATTCAGAAGGCCGCAAGCCTAGCTGAGAAAGCATCACAATTTATTATCAATAGTGCGAGTGCTGAACCTACTAAACAGGCTGCTTAAACTATCGCTTAGTAGCGCCTCAGGGCGCTACCTTGCCATACTTTAAGTATGATTAACCAAAACAAAGAGAGGTCAATATGTCTGACAATTTAAAACCAGAAACAAACCCAACAGGGACAACTAAAGAACAGCAACTTGCGTTGCGTGATGCACTCGATAAAGCAGGTGTTTTTCACTTCCGTCAAAATTCATCTTACAAACCTAAGTATTCTGCACAGAATGCCCTAGCAGGTAAATCACACTATGTTGATGATCAAACACTACGCCTTTTTAATGCCAAAGTGCTTGATGCAGGGCCAATTTTAGAAGGTTTATTTTATTTTATTCGTGAAAGCAAAAGCAACGGTTTTGATCACGTTGAACGTATCCATGATTATAAGTACTTTGATATTTGGGGCAACACTGTTCGAGAGATGGACAAAAAGTCAGAGCGTGACGAATGCTATTCAACATCACAGCTTGCTAAGTCTGAACAGCGTTGGTTTGATGTAAACCCTTTTGAATACTACAGCAGGGAACTTGCTCGACGTGCGGTACAAAAGCAAGCCGAAGTTGAGCGTTATAAAAAAGCAGATGCAACAGCCTTTAGTATTTACAGCGGCAAGAGAGGATAAACAATGAAACTATTTTCAGAAATTTTAGGTGCAATCAGTATCTTTGCAATCCCTTTTGGATTGCTTGTCATTCACTACGGTTTAGGAGGTTAAGACATGATAGACAAAGAACAGATAGACAAACTTGAAAGCCTACTTGGTAAAGTTGAAATGCATTTATGGCATATGAAACAAAGATTGCCAGAAAATAAAAGAAAAACATTTAGAAACAAAATTGAAGAAAAGATGTTTGATTGTAGCGACAAGATTGTTTCAAGTTGTGAGCTTTATATTCAGAAAGAGGGGTCTTAAATGGAAGATGAAATTTTAAAATTAATACGAGACGTTATTGATCGTCAAATTGACACAAAAGAAGCAGAACATTTGCGAGAAAGTTTAACTAACTATATCAAAGAAACTGTTTCTTATGATCTGCCAATTAAAATTGTTGTTGGCGATAGGGAGTAAGTCAGTATGCCATTTTACAACAAAGATTTCCCTTATGAGGAAATCAGAACAAAAGACGGTGACTATTTCAGCACTGTGCAAGAAGCTAAAGACTTAGGTTTTAAGATTAAGCAAATCTGGTCTGTTGCTGTGGTTGATGATGCAGACGAAAACGGAAAAGAGTTTACCAGTTATTCTTATCAACCGCCCTGTCATATCGTGAATGTTATAGGCTACGTAGCCACCAAAGAAGCACACGATCACGACACGTATTTTGATGAACCAAGAATTTATATGGACAATTAAGGAGGTCAAACAATGATAGTTGACATTAGAAGCCCTGTTTCTGGTTACATCACAATCAATGGTTTCACAATTTACATTGAAGTAAGTGAAGCCACAGAAAACAAGCCATACATTAGTTACTGGCACAAAGATGACAAAGACACATCATAGAGCCACAGAGAAGCCCCAGAAATGGGGCTTTTCGCTTTTTATGTACCCTTACCCCCATGAGCAACCTTTAGCCACTCCTCGAGCTTGTGAGCAAGTGCAACCTTTTCCATTGTGTCGAGCGTTGCGAATTGCTTGTTCACTTCAAGAAACCTGTCAGCCGACAGCATAGGTCTAAGTCTACGTATGAGTTTTTCTATTCGCCATCCAAGCGGATCAGCTTGCCTACGTTCTTTCCCCTTTTTGTAAGCCGGTGACATCTTAGTCAACGTATGCGAAATTAAGTCTGCTGCCTGTGTAACACTGTAATCACTGTTAACACTGTAATCACTAGTGTTATTATGTATATTATTTATAGTTTCACTGTATACACTGTTAA